GTCTAAACACATATTGTANTAATTAGCTCTATAGTATTCGACTTTTTAAGTCTCTTACTAATCTTGTTTGTTGGATAAAATTTACAATAGTAGATCGTAAAAATTACTAAATGAGAAGTATAGTCTACCTTTACTATTTTTATTTAATAAAAATTACGATAGTAAAATAATAAAAATTCCTTCAATTTTCTTTCCGTGCACGGAGAAAATTTTATAGTAGAGTTTATTATCTAGTTATGTTAAAATCTATTAATTGAATTCAATAGTAATAAATATTATTTAAATAATTAAGTAAACCATCTGAATTGTAGCATTTACCATCCTGATGGTAACTACTACTATTATCATGGTAATCAGTAATAATAACTGTTATTATTTTAATTAGTTACTACTATTATCAAAATCGTAATTCCTAATATAACCTCATGGTTGCAGTTACCATCAGTAATAATAATAACTACTATCTGAGCTAGTAAAAAATATTTAAAAAATTAAGAATCTGCGTTACTGTGGATGCATTTCTGAATAAACTAAAAGCAGCTGTAGTGCAGTGTAGTACACAAAAAATCCGGATTAAATTCGGATAGAATTTATATTTAAATTTTTATTTGTCTAAAACAAGTTTCAACGGGAAATTTTTCAAAAAAATTTGAAATTTCCAAAAAAATCAAAATTTTAAATAAAATTTAAATTAAAAAAAAAAAATTTTTATTTAAAAAAAAAATTTTTAATCTTGAAAAAAATGAAATTTTCAAAAAAAAATTTTGAAGGGAATTTAAAATATTTTAATATTTCAAAGAAAAAAAATGTACATTAGCTAAAATATGAATGTAAATAAAGGATTTAATTAAGTAAACTTATATTATTTTTTTTCAGAATTTTTTATACGATCTGAGATGATTACAATTACCATCTTCGATTGTAACAGTTATAATTTATAATAATTACAATTATTATTTTAGATAGTAATCATTAGCATTATTAATAGTAACTATTACAATTGTCAATGATATTACCTATTATTTTGTTACTAATTAATTTTATTACCATTTTAGATAGTAGGAGTTACTATTTTCATATAGTAGGTAGTATAATTAATTTTTCTCCGTGATGTAGTTTAAATAGTATACTTTTGTTACAGGCGATTCTGGTACAGCTTGGAGGTAGCATTCCCTTGGATTCTTTGTTCAGTAGTTTTACTTCTCTTTGCGTTTATGATTTATGTTTGGATCTTCATTATTCAGAATATGTCATTGATGTACGATATTGATAGAGCATTTAAAATTTAATTATTAAATAAATTAATGTGAACCCATAAAATCTGTAAATTAATACTGATTTTATATATTAGAATTAAGACGGTGTTTATTTTTAGTATAAGGTATGTTTATCTATTTTTTAATAAATGGGTTCAATTTAAATGAGTCTGTAATTGTAATCTCCTTAATATGTAGTCATTCGGTATATGCAAAAAAAAAATTAGAGACCTATGACTAACTGAGTAATGTTCCGGGTTTTTGAGAAAAACAAATAAAACACTATTATTATCCATTCAGAGAACTCATTTTCAATTCTTGAGTAAAAAAATTTTTGCGATTGAGAAAAACCCGAAGTTCAATGTCATGAATATTAATTTATAGGGCAAGTAGGCATGTTGCCAAATAAGCGCGGCATTCTTATATATAGACATTCTTTCAGGGAAATAGCGATAAATATATGCTTGTTATTAACAAAATAGATGACAAACTTCATAATCAAACTTATTCAAGCGTTTTAATTATTATTTAGAGTATTAGTATTATCAGTGAATAATAGGCCAGCAGAAACTTCGTGTTATTTATTTCTTATCAAATTAGTGTGTTCTAGTACCTTACGTGTGATTATTATTATACCGATAACAAAATAACGCTCTTAATGCACTTTTCTATACCAATTTTATTAATACCGCACTGCAAAACTATTGCACTGAGATAAAAGTAGATAGTTGGGTTAATTATAACGTAATAGGTATATAAATACAGTTTTTGAAACTTTTTTGTAGTTACTCTATGCATTAATTTAAGTATCGATAAATAATTATATCGACTAATATATTTTAGGTATTATTTATACCTAAATGTTTTTCTGTTATCGTGTTAAACAAAAAATAATTATCTTAATGCTTTAAGATCCTTGTAATAATATAATTAATTCTGTTGTTAGCTGATTTTTTAGCTCATTTCAATTAATTACGACCAAATGTTTCACCATAAATCATGATACAGTATAAAATATGTCAAGAGATGATTTAATATTAAGTTGACAATGCAAAGATTAAATTGTAAGTATTAATTTTATGCTTGTATTTGTAGATAGCCTGAGTAAGTGCAAAGAAAGTGCACGAAACGTCGCTAAATAATAAAATTTCTTAGCGTTTATATTATATTAAGATCCTACATCTTCTCATCTTTAATTATAAAAAATTATTAGACTGATAGGTTGTTACAGACAAAGTCTCAGATAGCCTAACGGGAAGAGTCCTTAGTGCGCAACCAAACGAAACCGGGTTCGATTCCCGGCCCAGGCTATTTAAATTAATTTTTCTATTTTTTATGTTGAAGATAATCAAAATGACTATTAAACCCTCTAACTAAAAATATTTTAAGTAACTTATTGGGGTTCAATATAATTTATAATTTTAGGTATAAGAATTTCAATTAAATAGTAGTGATGTTATTTAAATAGATTAGTATACGTTGCGCGCGCAAGCGCGCAACTGAATGTTAGTATAGAATTATATATATTTTCATGCTTATGATATATTTGACCAATCACGTTACAAATATTTTATTTCCTTCATATTTTTCATCTAAATTATACTTGTGGATTTTTTTTAGTTCAAAGAACCAGATTTTTTTTTTAATGTTTTTATTCTAGTTTTATCTCTTAGTATACAAAATAGATTTGTTCAAAATTTTAATTCGAATTTTAAAAAGCTGTATACTTCAAATTCCATTCACCAATCGTTCAATAATAATACATTTTTAGTAAACCATCTGTTTAGTAACTAAATTCACTCTTATCAGAATCACACAATAACTTCCGAAACATTATCATAAAAGTCATGAACTACTATTGTGTTACAACTAAATATAGCCCGTATCTAAACCAGCTCGATGTCATCTTGACATTGAATTCACTGTGACATCACCGACTATCCAAATAACCTTAACATTGAATTTACCATCGACTCTACAGCTGAATGTTTGCTAAGTCCATAAATTTCCAGATCGCGACTATTACTGTTAAGATCATGCGATTTCCTATACAAAATGTACTGAGCGCCCACTAGGGCTCATCTCGATGTCGAAATTTAGAAATTGGAACCCAAAAAAATTGATAATTAAAAAAAAAATTGTTTTCACCCGCAAAACATTCCGTAAACTCAAGGCCTTTATTGTTCTCTACTTATAGTGAAGTAGTGTCATTTGGAACCAAAACTAAACTAGTTTATTTGGGCTTTCATCAACTCAAAACTTTTATTTCTATTAACTAAACTCTTATGGCATATTTCGAAAGGAGTTTTACTAATTAAACGTCCAAAATTTTGCGAATTTGCATTTTATTATTCAAAAAACATCATACTCAATTTGAATTGTTTTGTAATCTCATTGGTATCTACATCAAAAATATTGAAACAGTTTATAGTTAAAAGTGCTACATAATACGGAAAATGTAACTAATGAGTGATAAAATCAGCGATACACATGATTCTTAAAACTGACGATAAAATTTATTTATAGTGCGCAAAATAAATTAGTTTTTCCTGTTAATCATTAACTAATCCAGTAGACCATAACTTCCATCAATTATATTGTAACAGTTGAACAGTTTTAAAAGTTATAATTGGGTTTTCTATTTGCTATTAAACAACTTTGTCCAATAATCAGTACACTGATAATAAATGATATAATTTTTGGTCCGTTAAAAATTAACAATGACTAATTAGTGTTTTTGTTATTCATGAAGACCTATAAGGGTGCCCGCTCCCTGAAGTGACAAGATACATTCTTTAAAAATGTATGGCTATGTTTTGACCATAAAAAGCTTTCTATTGCGCATCAAAAAGTCTATTCTGAAAACAGACACAATATGACGATGATTAACCTAATTTTTATTATATATAATTAGTATACTAATTTGTAAAATGCTTTTACATGACTCAATGTTTTGGCAAGAAACTCGAGTAACTTCCGTTTCAATCAAGCTCGTTAATTACAATGAAAGGTTTCGAGTAAACTTTTTTTATTTTTATCCAGACGTATTTTTAAAGCAATCCGCGCAGTCTAATTAATAACACGGTAATTAACATATTAATAGTAAATTAGTCTATCTTAATTTTACAATATTAAACATGGTTGCAAGCTATTCTAATTTTGTATCACGGCGGTGCCATTTTTTTGGTTCACCGGCATAGTACATGCAGTTTTTAGTATAATAAGTATATAGATATGACACATAAGATACAAATTTAGAACCATGTGTAGATTAGAATGTGCCAAAATGTAACTTTTGTGGAGAACCTTTTAAAATTAGAATTTTGATTTCCGCTTTTAACAGGAGCTGTGTTTGGGCATTTCCGCTGAAAATTCAAAATTTTGCCGGAAGTTCCCAATTAAATCTCCTGTTAAAAATTCTATGAACATCAAATAAGTCCTCTCACCCCAAAAAATCTCAGGGAATGCCCAACACACAGCTGCTGTTAAAAGCGCAACTTAAAATTCCAATTTTAAAAGGTTCTCCACGAAAGGTACATTTTGGCATACCCTAGTGTAGATACAAATTGAGAATCACTATTTTTATTGTGTACCAAAGAATGAATACGCAAGAACTTACTCACTATACTAACTGTTAACAAACTATAGTATCGTTCTAAAAATATAATTAGCCCTTCACCGATACTCAGTATTGTGATGATTCAGATATTACTACCATACTTACAGAGAAAAATTGACTTCTGTGAAACAAGGAAAATCTAATTAAATACACGGAAAAAAGTGCAGTTATTTTTACCGCATTTTTTTTTCGTGTAGTATCACCACTATTTAATTAACTATTTTTAGTTAAATATGGGCTTAATAGTAATCTTGATTAACTTTAACACAGAAAACAGAAAAAATAATTCGGACAACCCCGGCCGGGAATCGAACCCGGTTTCTTTTGGTTGCGCACTAAGGGCGCTTCCAGTTAAGCTATCTGAGACAACGTCCATAACAACCTTTCAGTCTAATAATTTTTTGTTTAACACGATAGAAAAACACTTATTAGAATATAGTCGATATAATTATTTATCAATACTTAAACTAATGCATAGAGTAACTTAAAAAAAAAGTTTCGAAAACTGTATTTTTATACTTTAAACGTTATAATTCATCTAACTATCCACTTTTATCTCAGCGCATACTTTTCTTCACAATTCCATCATGATTCTCTTCAAATAATATGAATTCTAACATTAAGCGACTTACATTCAATTATATCTTAAACAAAGTCCTGAAAGAACAGACATTTGTCTGAAAACTAAACTATATTTCCTAACTTGGTCAATTAAAGCCTTACCTTCCACTTCACCGTCTAAAGATCTAGCCTTTTTCGCAACACTTTTAAGCTACCCAGTAAGACCTTATTAATAAACTTATACTCTTCCAAACTAAAAAACTGAAGGGATACTTGACTTTTGACACTTAAAACAGCGTTAAGCACTGAAACTTCCTTAGTCTCTATCAACTGGTCCAAACAAATGTTCAGCACACAGATAGACACTGCCCTTTCAAAACAGCCTATACTATGGACCACAATAGGGCCAGAGGCACTTTTCTTGCTATTCGCTCCACGATTTCCGTTCACCATCTCCAAGAAGGATATCAGCTGCGCAGATCCGCTTGAAGGAAATTCATCCAGAAAGTGATACTGCAAGTGCGTTATTGTCCTTGATTTTTTTTCCATTATATTCTTTATCGTAATTTGCAATTGTGTGTAATACTTGCAAGAGATACTTGCCGTTTTCTTCCTAATAAGGAATTCACCAACGGCATATGCGTTATCTTGAGAATTGTTCAGCCAATTATGCGTCTTTGATGTCGCGTCCAATCTAACGATCACTTTGTAACACTTTTCCCATATGAAGCTCCAAAAATTGTAGGAATCAACTTCTGGTCCAGAATTTTTGACTATCACAAACTTCCTTTTGACGTTGAACCCGTCGACGTGATAAGTGGAGAACATATCGAACCCAATGTTCCCAACAATTGATTCACGGTCCCATTTTCCCGCCTTTTTTCCCAATTGGTGTTTGTTAACTAACGAATGTTCATTTTTGGTTATTTGCTCAAAATTCAGGCGGTCTCTTCGATTTTGAAACTCTTGGATGCTTTCAGTCTTCATTTTTTCAAAAAATAATTGATTGTTATCACCTTATCACTTATCACGATCACTGACAGTATTAGAATGAACGCCGACGACAACATAGTCTGTTTATAAAGCTGCTACGTCGTATTTACATTCACACGAAATAACATTTTTAATAAATTACGACAGCTTTCTGCGATGTTAGTTTCATGGAACGATTGACCGGCCAATTTCCAACGAAAAGTATACCATTACACGACATGTTTTAGATGAATTTATGGACCATTATATTGTATAGTTTTATGAACAGATATTTAAAAAGAAATTTTAATGAAAACAATTTTTGAATGGTGTTAAGAATGAAATTAAGGTGATTAACAATTGAATTTGTTTATTATCGCTTAAGAAGGCAAGTGATTAATATCAATAGTAAATATGGAAAAAGTGATGAAAATATCTTTATATTTTGCATACTATTGTTTAGATTTTTCATTTTTTTTTTTTTATTTTTAATTTGTTTAAGTCACATAAACTACTAAGGTCATGAGCGACTACGGTAGGGGGTAAACTTTTGAGATTGGAACTCGTTTGTATTTCTTGGGCTGAGCAGAATAATACACTTAAATATTGAAAATATTCATTGTAATTTTTCATTGTAATTTGGTGGAAATATTTTAATGCGTACGTAGTTTAAAAACTCTCTAAAGTTGCTGTCTCCGGACAAGATCTCCCGTTAGATTTAATAACATAAATTGAGTCACATTTTTCTTACGTGACCTACCTCAGGATAGGCGTTTGTTGATAAATAACATCGTACTCGTGATTAGCACGTTAGACAGTACGTCGGCACTAATTACGTGTGCTAAAATTACGTTAGACTGTGACGACACGTAGATAAAATAATATTCAATTAACGCCAAGCGTCTTTATTTATTGATAACGCAGTTTACTTATTTGCGACAAAAATATGGTTTTAGTCTATTTATTTTAATTAAATAGTTATTTGTTTATAGTTAAAAAATCTTTCTTTAATACTTTACAATCATATATTTCAGTAAAAACACATTTTTTTACTATAAAATGCGATATTTTAATATTGGTAAAGAAATCATGCTTTGTAATACAGTAAATAATATCTGAGATATTTTTAGGGTCATCAAAGCAATGAGGATCACTTTATTTATATAATTTCTATTAGGGTGATTTATAATAAACTAAAATAATTAGCTAAGAGTTGGATTTTTATAGTTTTTTTCCATTATTAAATTCATTTTAAATTTATCTATGTATATTAAATTAGTGAATTATGTCAAGCGAGGATAAAGGCATTAAAATTAGGATAACTCAAATAGCAAAAGTACCCACTCAAACGTCTTATGATTTATTTCAAAGGAGATTTGTTAACTATTAAAAAATGTTATTTTAATTAAATAAACAGGCGGATTAAATGAAATAAACCAAAACAAAATAGATTTGGTTAAAAGTAACCCATATTTAAATAAACCAAATTTTTTAATATAAAATCCGTATTTTTAAGTTATTTTAACTAAATCTACAGCTTAATACCTTTTTTTCCCCGTTAGTTACCGGAAAAACTCGCTATTTAATGAGATTATTCAATTTATCCAACAAAAATACTTCAATAATAACCCAAAATGGGAAATTTTGTTTGACATCAAGTTGATTAGTGTTATCGGGAGGAAAATCGATCTTTATAGTCTGTGCAGTCGTTAATTATAGCCTGAAACCTGATAATATTAGATTATGAACCTCAAACCACTCCATTACTATAAAAACAATCGTTAGTGCAACATAATCATTAGTTGCGATCACAATTCTGCTGAAATTTCAATCTAACTCCAATGGCTGCCATTTTTTCCACATTTTTCAAAGTTGGTGACTATTTGCGTCGATCAGCGGACCCAATATACTCTGAGATGATCTATCAAGAGCATTACACCATCGTTAACCTACCAATTGTCGACACGTGCGTTAACTTTTTCCTTCCCTGCAACAAGAACAAGAACCGATGTGCGGACTATCCATGTTGGGACACTTCTAGGGTGGTCCTTAAATCCAACAACAGCTTGGATTACATCAACGCCAATTATGTCTCTGGATTTGACATGAGTGCCAAATTTATAGCAACGCAAGAGCCAATGCCCGGAACTTTCAATGATTTTTGGAAAATGATCTGGCAGGAGAACTCTCGGGTAATTGTGATGTTAAACGGCACCAAGCAACAATCAGAACCAAGGAACCTCCAGTATTTCGCGGCCACTCAAGATAACACACTGATTAAGGAGTTTATCATCAAGGAAGAACGCGTTAAGCTTAATTCCTACTACACCAAAACAACATTGAAGGTAACTCACTTAGAAACTGGAGAAGTAAGGGTCATCCACCATTTTAAGTACTTAAACTGGCCAGAAAATGAAGCTCCGGACATTAAAGAGGTCATTGACTTCTTGTTAGCCGTCAATAGAAAGGACCAAGCTTATTTCAGAAAAGTGTTGAAGACTAACCAAGTTCTGCCGGGGCCAATTGTCGTTCATGGGGAGAAAGGTGTTGGAAGAACTGCTGCCTATTGTGTTGCAGACATATGCTTGTACCAGATAGCACACACTGCGAGTATATCAGTGCCTTCAACGGTGGTAAAAGTGAGACAGCAGAGGAGATTTAGTATGCAAACTGCTAATCACTATATTTTTGTTAATAATCTTGTGCTTTATTTTTTGGTTACTTTGAGGTCGAATATTGAAACCTACCTGGAATTACGCTCACATATTAATAAAAGTGACGTGGATTTGTTGTTCAGATCTTGATGTAAGTTTGGAAATTAAAAGGATTTATAGTTGTCTAGTGGTGTTTTATTTTATAGTTTTATTTAGGGATGAATATGTATTAAGATTGTACAGTCTTTGGGTTTTTTATTTTATTAATTGCAATTAAACGACACTGAGTTACATAGCCATCCGCGGTAGGGGGCCTGCAATTCCTTCAAAGAATTAAAAAAAAAACATTTCACTGAATTAATGGATTTTTTGGCAAGCTACAGTGTTTACAAAGTTCATACCCGTTTGACAGACGGGAAAATTTTTTAAACTATTTTGATGTTTTTTTCCGTTTCTATTGCACTAAATAAATTTTTTAAAAGTATGCAATTAATCTCCATTAAATAATCGAGACAATAGTATGCTAAATATCTTGATTCCGTTAACTAACAAGGGTATAATAATAAAAATAGTTGCCGAAATATGGGGCGAAAAAAATTTGTTCGATCGTAAACCACTCTCTGATGCTTCTTATCATCGGTCGTCCAAAATACCAACAACATTTTTTTTTTTAAATATCAGGTTAGAATTTTTCTAAACTCTCAGTTACCAAAGGAGTTAATCATGTGGTAAATCCGAAAGAAGCCGAAGAAACCCGAGATAAAATTTGTTAGAAGGACTCGCACGTAGTTCGTGGAAACACTCAAATTTTAACTAAATTTCTACATTGTTTTAGATAATTGAACTTTCAATTTTCGTTTAGAAAAGTTTCGAAACTAACAAGAGTATTATTATAAAAATAGTCACCGAAATGGGGCAAAAAAAAATTTTTCGATCATAAAGCACTCTCTGATGCTTCGCATCACGAGCCGTGCAATATTTAACAATAGAGTATTTAAGTGTTACATAATCGCTTAATTCCTACCGAGAACATATTCGCCAATACAAGCTTATCGAAATTCAATTTAATTAATTTTTATCATCATTAAACAGGACGTTGTTGATAACCTAAACAATGTAGGTGGTCTTTTGTTTAAAGACAAGCGTGAGAACTCTCAAGGTACCGCAAAATAATAACATATTTTCGGTAAATTATGCCATTAATATGCAGTCTACTAAAGACTCCTAAATAAGCGTTTTTATCACAAGAAAAAATTCCGTCAAGCTGTCAACCTTCTCTATCTAACGCGCAATTAGTAGATTATTGTCCAGGTCAAGACCTGCCTATCCCAAGGCAATTAGCTTTATTTTTCGTAATGTATTACAACATATTTCGTTGCTATTGAACTTCTCCTTGTAAACATTATAGTTGTTATCTTAGAATTGTGGCGAACATTACTTGAAAATAATACCTAAAACAATTCTATCTTGCTTTTAAACAAAAGGTCGAGTAGATAATTATGTTTTGCTGCCCCTAAGATTAAGATTTATCTATAATGGCTTGTACACAGGGAAAAATTTCTGGGAAAATTTACGATACAACTATTGTAAAGCTGGACTATACCTTTATTACTATTAATTATCAAATATTTTAGAAGAAAAAATACTATTTATTAATGAAAAAATACGATATTACTATTGTAAAAAGTAAGAGATGAAAATTTCCAGTGCTGCCTCTGTATCTTTCCAATAGAACTATAGCAAATTTTACAATAGTTGAATTGGAATGTCTCTCAATTAGTGTGAGTGATGGCCGTGCACAGCGCTAGACTCTGAGTTTTTATATAAATGTTAAAGGACATGAGTCTTAGTTTACCGTGGATAGCCTAAAGGGAGAGTCTCTGGCTACCAACACAGAGTTCTGGGTTCGATTCCCAGATAGCACGAAAATATTTGTTTCTTTTTTCGATTACTGTACAGGTACCAATTCGTGCAACCTTCTATCTCTCTCCCTCCCTAATATTTCTTTTAAAAAAACCAACTGTGAATTTTTACAATAGTTGAATTGTAAAGTTCACAAACACATATTGTATAATTTGCTCTATAGTATACGACACTTTTTAAAACTCTTGCTAGTCTTATTTGTTGGATAAAATTTACAATAGTAGATCGTAAAAATTATTAAATGAGAAGTATAGTCCACCGTTACTATTTTATTTAGTAAAAATTACAATAGTAAAATAGTAATAACTCCTTCAATTTTCTTCCCGTGTATAACGACTTGTTTAATGGGCCTAAGAGATGTATTGCTAACTGTAATGTTCGAGCCAGATAAGCTCTCTTCATAATTTATCTACAGTAAAGTATTTCGAAAAATACTTAGTTTTTTTCGAAAATAGGCTCGACATTACAGAGTCACGTGGGGTAACTGCTTAGCGAGTAAGTGTGCGCAATCCCTTTATTTATGAATGTAGAGGGGGAAGTTTGTGAAATGTGTAGGCAAATTAAAGGTTTGAAGGTGGAAAATTAGCTTATGCAAGAAAAACCCACGTGGTGTCATTAGTTTATTGAAAAAATAAAATATTAACAATCTGGTGGCGTAAAGGTTTAATTTTCTGTCAGGGGCAAAGATTATCACACTGTACTAAGGATAGTAACTAAAGTAAATTCATTTTTTTTTCAGTCAATAATGTATCTGAGCTTTTTATTTAGCATAACATTCCAAGTTATGTTATGTCTCAATAAAGTTATGTAAGTATTATTAAAATCAGTCTGCTTAGGGCATTAAAAATCCACTTAGTTCCCTTAGTTGCTTAAATTAACCCCACACGAGTGCAAACACTTACCCTCAGTACGGGGAAAGTGTAAGCATTTAGAATCATTCGGATTAATCCGTTTTTTTTCCGAAGTGTTAAAGTTTTAGACTTTATTTATTAATTTAATTATTACCTCCATAAATACTCTATCAGAGACATATTTTTATTTTCCTTTCATGCTTATCGTTTAATTTAGACACTAGTTTTAATGCTTAAGTGCGCACACTTGCCCCACATCACTCTATTATTGTATCCATCAACCATAAAACTGTGTGCTGTTTTATTATAAAATTCCACAGGTTTTCAAAAGTATTATATTGTTAATTATTAAAACTGCAATATAATTTTGCCAAAAAATATTTTAGCGCTAATCAATAATTACAATGTTTCGACGATAGTGATTTGCAAAATTACTATAACATTTTACGATAAAATTTCACTGTCTTCCCCAGAACAGTGGATCAGTTAATTATTACCTACATAAATACTCTATCAGAAAAATATTTTTATTTTCCTTTCATGCTTATCGTTTAATCCAGACACTAGTTTTAAAGTTCAAGTGCACACACTTGCCCCACATAACTCTACTTGCTTAAGATTTTCTCTTATTTTTGGAAAATTTCAGGAGTAAGTACCTTAAAATTGTCGAATAAAATTACATAAAATAAATTTACAGATTTTAGACTTATACACCTATTGTGATATCTTACTTTAAGTGTAATAGGTCATCTTAAAGTGTTAGCTCAATGTCATTGTTGTTGACGTATAGATACACTAACAGTTATTGCTTTTGCTTTTTGATAACAGAGGTATAGCTTAGTATATCAGCACCCCTGGCACTTCAGTCGGTCCTGTGAATTTATCCGGGAACGCAGCTTCACAATTGCAGTAATTATCATTATTTATTTTTACAATTATTTTTTAAAAATCTTATTTGAGGTCTAAGTATTATAGCTTTGAAATAGCTTTCAGATTTTTGAAACATGAACGAGTACCAAGCACTAACTCCAGAGATTCAAGTTCCGAAGGAATGGACGGTGGATGGTATAAAGAACATAGTAGAATACTTGGTCCAGGATGCAATTAATTGTCATCGATCGGGAAAGAAGTTTGTCATGACTGTAGGAAACGTGCCGGCTATGATTAAGGACAACGGGACCAAGCCGGGGTATGTTTTCAAAAAGATAAAAGAAATGTAAGTATACTTATGCAATTTTTTAGTTTAATTAATTTTTTTTTTAACTAAAGGGCACTAAGAGAAGAATTTGCTTGATTTAAATTTGTAAATTTATTTAAAGTAACTTAAGAATACGGATTTAATATTAAAAAATTTGGTTTATTTAAATATGGATTACTTTTAACCAAATCTATTTTGTTTTGGTTTATTTCATTTAATTCGCCTGTTTATTTAATTAAAATAACATTTTTTAATAGTTAACAAATCTCCTTTGAAATAAATCATAAGACGTTTGAGTGGGTACTTTTGCTATTTGAGTTATCCTAATTTTAATGCCTTTATCCAAAGCCTAACATAATTCACTAATTTAATATACATAGATAAATTTAAAATGAATTTAATAATGGAAAAAAACTATAAAAATCCAACTTTTAGCTAATTATTTTAGTCTATTATAAATTACCCTAATAGAAATTATATAAATAAAGCGATCCTCATTGCTTTGATGACCCTAAAAATATTTCAGGTATTATTTACTATATTACAAAGCATGATTTCTTTTCCAAAATTAAAATATCATATTTTATAGTTAAAAAATGTGATTTTACTGGAATATATGATTGTAAAGTATTAAAGAAAGATTTTTTAACTATAAACAAATAAATATTCCTTTTCAGAAAAAACGAAGACACTTGCAAAATTGATTTAATAATTCCGGCGAGAATTACTATATTAAAGCGTACAAATATCGGTCCTAATGACAAAAAAGAGGAGGCGGTGTAAATATTTCCAAACTATTATTAATTACATAGATTTAGATATGTATAACGTAAAAAAACATACTTTTAATATTGTTATTTTATTTTTTTTACTTCCAGAGAATATCTACCGATGAATCTTAAATTTGATCATCCAATTGCAAAATTTGTTTCTACAAACCCTGATCGTCACACAGTTATGACAATTGTTCCAGACGTTGAAAAGTAAGCATTTTACTAATTATTTTCATCTTTTAATAACATAAAACCGCATTTACCTTGAAATATTTTCACAGGATTTTATTATTGAAAGGCATCGTAGGTTCAGAAAAGTACAATTATACCTTAAGAACGACATATAGAGTTCACAACATCAAGTGGCTCGATGATACTATGTGAGTATGGCCCATCTCTCAAGTAGAAACATCACCTTTATTTAATTAAAATTCTTATACCTAAAATTATTTATTATATTAAACTTCAATAAGTTACTTAAATTATTTTTAGTTAAATATCGACTCAGTAGTCATCTTGATTAACTTGAAACACAGAAAACAGAAAAAATAATTCGGACAGCCCGGCCCGGGAATCGAACCCGGTTTCTTTTGGTTGCGCACCAAGGGCACTTCCAGTTAAGCTATCTGAGACATCCTCCGTAATAATCTTTCAGTCTAATAATTTTTTATTTAACACATTAGAAAAATATTTATTAAAATATTATCGATATAATTATTTATCAATACTTAAATTAATGCATAGAATAACTTAAAAAAAAAAAAGTTTCGAAAACTGTATTTTTATACTTGTGACGTTATAATTCAGCTAACTATCCACTTTTCTCTTAGTATATAAGCTTGGTAAAACGGAAAAAGTTTAATCTTCTCCAATAATTTGATTTTTTCAGGTCTGACATGGAAACGGGCGAGTCTACCGCAGAATCTTTCATAGTTAATGCACACCAGATTTCGAAAAATAAATGGGACATTGTGGGTTATAACCGTCCGCCGCAACCTCAGTAAGTTATTGCATTTTTTAACGCTTCTCACTATAAATTCTTAGTCAAATTTTGCAGTTTGTGCAACTGGCATTGACCATAAGTACCTCGGTTATTTTTCAGTTCATTTTTTTCGCTAATTACTTGCTTTAGTTAGAAAGTTTCTAAATCTAAATTTTATCTTATTAATAAAATCGATTATTAATAAAATTATTAATGGACCTGGCATTTATTATCAATAAATAATTAAATAAATAAAGTTTTTTAGAGGTTAAAGTCGAAGTTTTGGTCCACGGAATTTTACAACCTACTATTGTAATTCAACCCAATAATTATTGTATTAAATTTTACAATTAAATTTTACAATAGTTCAATTGGAATATTTTGCAATTAATGTGAGTGATGGCCGTGCACAGCGCTAGACTCAGAGTTTATGTAAATATTAAAGGACATTGATAGTAGTTTATCTCGGATAGCGTAGAGAGAGAGTCGTCTAGCTACCAACTAAACAGTTCTGGGTTCGATTCCCGGATAGGACGAAAATTCCGATTTGTTTTTTCGGTTCCTGTAAAGGTACCAATTAGTCCAACCTCTTATCTCTCTTTCTCCCTAAAATTTCTTTTAAACTAACGGACTGTGAATTTTTACAATAGTTGAATTGTAAAGTTCTCAAACACATATTGTATAATTAGCTCTATAGTATTCGACTTTTTAAGTCTCTTACTAATCTTGTTTGTTGGATAAAATTTACAATAGTAGATCGTAAAAATTACTAAATGAGAAGTATAGTCTACCTTTACTATTTTTATTTAATAAAAATTACGATAGTAAAATAATAAAAATTCCTTCAATTTTCTTTCCGTGCACGGAGAAAATTTTATAGTAGAGTTTATTATCTAGTTATGTTAAAATCTATTAATTGAATTCAATAGTAATAAATATTATTTAAATAATTAAGTAAACCATCTGAATTGTAGCATTTACCATCCTGATGGTAACTACTACTATTATCATGGTAATCAGTAATAATAACTGTTATTATTTTAATTAGTTACTACTATTATCAAAATCGTAATTCCTAATATAACCT